CTTTCGTTAGAAATGCCGATTGCTAAAGCGAGTCCTGCGAGTCCTGCGTAACTGGAAGGCTCTCTTAACAATTTCATTAATTTACCCATATAAAAAACTCTCCTTTTCGTTTATAATTGCCATGCGATTATTGTACCATTAACATCTTCTTTTGCATTAGAAGAATTGTTGAAGGCTCCATACGTCATGACTACACTTCCCGAGCTAACAGGAAATGCCCTGAAATTTCTAACTGATACATCATCTGCTACAGAAGGTAGATAAGCTCCCCACGTCACCCCGTAATGTCCGCTGAATGGTGTTGTCCATGTGATGGTATATTCTCCTAATTGAGACCTTGATACAGATGATACATTTTCACTTTCCAAAATAGTGCCATTCCCCTCTATTCTTACCCATGCTTTTGTCATCCCTACTACTGGTGGAGAACCAGATGATCCAGTTGCCACCGCAGTAAAATTTTCCTGTAAAGCATTACACATGGATGCAGTTAATACTTGACCACTACTAAAACTTAACGCTGTCCAACTCATTGTAATATTATAACCAAACCCTCGTCCACTTCTTCCTGTGCTGTGGCACTAGCATTTCCAGCTTTAAAAAACATAGGGAGGGAATTACTACTTGGATTGTATCCTCTTAACACCCTTACTGATGTATCTGAATATGCGACATTTTTTGTGAATCCTACCAGTGCTGAAAATACAGGTCTATCGCTAGGCGTTGCTGCGGATGTTTGCTGACCTACTGAAAATGTAGTTGTAGGGGTTATAGCATATCTTCCTGTGGCTGTATAAGTTATTGAAGATATTCCCCTGCTAGCAATAATACTTCCCTGACCTGAAAACAACACCCCTTTATTTGCCCTACCACTCATAGCGGGTGAGCCTGAATCATCATTTGCAAGCCCTGTAAAATTTTCCTGTAGCCCAGTCATCTTACTAGCGGTCAATGTAGAGCCGAAATCAAATGTTAAATCATACCAAGCCATCAGAATTGATAGAACACACACCACACGCTATGCTGGTCTTCTTGTGCGTTTGCCCCAGCGTTTGCTGCATGATATCTAATACTTGCAGAGCTACTTGTAAAGGAATATATATTGGCTTCTCTAACTGATATATCAGAATAATCAAATCCTGAAATCGTTGATATTGCCATCCCATAATTAGTATTAGAAAATGCTTGTGTGAAATTAATCGTGTAATCTCCTATGTCATTTCTTGTAAATGAACTTATCCCGTTATTCACATACACCCCTGCATTGGCATCTGTAAACCCACAGAATTGAATCCACTTTATAGGTCTTGGAATTCTTGGACCCGAAGTGTCTCCTTCTGCAAGTGCGTCAAAATTTTGGTCAAGCTGTGCAAGGATTGTGGATGTTAATTTTTGAGATTGTGTGAATGTTAAATCTGTAAATCCCATTATGATAATACCCCCGTTGTATTATTCAATCTTCCTAAAATATCATCTCCCAAAGTAAAGGTTGACATATTAGCAACGGCAAGTCCATGCCCTACGGATAGGTCAAGAGACATAGATTGATTTTCAATATCGATAGCCTCTCCTATTAAAGTATAGGGTGCATCATGTAATCCTAGTTCTTCATGTGTGATATAGAACAAATCCCCTAGCTGTTGATTGAGATATTTGATGGGTGTTTTAATGGATAATTCCACCTCCGGTTCCCTTCTTCTGTATACGATTCTTTGAGCAAGATTGTTTGCATTTGCAGAATTTGTGTACCAGATCAACTTAGTCGTAGGTTCATGGGGGACTAATCCGAAGCTATTTTGAGATGCAGTATTATCAAACACTATCGTGCTATGTGGCTTGCCTAAAGATTGGTCAGTTACAGCATAGCTCATTGGGACAGAATATTGATTACACATATCAAATGCGTCTCCCTTAGAAGTCATAGTCACTATATCGCTATTTGTTACAGTGGCAGAAAAGCTATTCACCCCGACAAGATTTCTTTTAAAATAGACTCTATTATCCCCTTCTACATAAATAGCTGAATCTGTATTTTCTGCGATTGATTTTAATGCCTGTTGATAATTCGTAGAGAAAGGGAAGAATCCATTCACAGTTATGTTTTCAGAATTAAGGGTATCATACCAATCCTTCCAACTATCATAATTTATCTGAGGATTAGTAAATGATTCAGTTGAGCTAAATTGTAAAGCTAGAGAATTTGTAGTTAAAATATGCCATGTTAAATCTGCAGGATTCCATTCTGAACCTGTGAAAGAAATGCCCTGTCTTGAAGTGGTATCTATTGACATCCTAGTCTCTGACAATAAGTCCATTTGATTCTTAAAAGTTAAGCTGACTTGTGCATTTGAGTAATCTGCATTTGTTAAAAATCCTTGTCCTATACAAAGCAAATCTGCACTATTTACATTCTGCTGATATCCATATTCTATAAATCCCGGTTGTTTAAATTTGGTCTTATCCTCTATTATCTCATTAAATAATTGGCTGGCATTTTCAAATGTCATTGTGAAAGGTTTTACTGTTACGTTTTTATAATCACGTCTTATTGTAGGGAATTTCATAACCCTGTCTGTTCTGTCTATTTCTGTAAGTCCGAATCTAAATACCCGTTTTATAGAGCTTGGATTAGTGCTTTCATTTTTAGATATAAATGAAGCTGACGCATCATGTCCTATTTGACACCTTCTAATCCCCACCCCGATACTACCGACAAGGCTTACATAATCAACCCCATCTGGAGATAATGCAGTTGCTATATCTGCAATGGTTATATCCCCAATAGTGGTACTTAAATCAACCCCATCTGGAGCTATCTCTGTCAGAAAAGTCCCTACAAAATAGGTTAAAGAATGTCTTATTAATGGAGAATTATCTGTTTGGATTGCCATAGGGATATATTACCCTATAGATTAAAAAGTTGTAATTTCCCAAGGCACAGTGGGTGTCGTTCCTGCGGATTTTACAATCGTAATACTAAATCCCTTATTACTATGTTGTGCAGGTATCAAATACATAGGGTCATCTTGAGAGCCTGTAAAATAATCTATAGTCACAGTTTTTAATCCACTCGATACTATAGTGCAATTTGATATTTTGATATTTAAATCTGTATCTGCCGACATTGGAGTTAGGTCTATTAAAGCAGAATATATCGCAGCGGTGGCACTTGAATACACCAAAGTAGATGCCGATATTGCTGTTGCTCCTGTTGCTACTACTGTTTGTGCCATTTATTTATCACCTAGTAAGTCATTATCCCATATTTCTTGTAGTTCTTCTATTGTTTCGGCTTCGGATATTGATTTTTGATTAGGATAATCTCTCAACATGATTTTTTCCTCGACAATCTCGGACACATCTCCACTTATTTCCAATGCTTTCATATAAGCAACGTCTAATTGTTCCCACTTTAAAGCCCTTGCGAATCTGATCTTATTCCGCCAAACTTCTCTGGCTCTCTCCATATCGACATTTATATTCCAATTATTATCGGCTACCCAAGCATCTCTAAAAATACTAGACTCAGGCAATTTGGAACTATCCATAATGCTATAGGGTTTTCCATCTGGAACATCTTTTTCGGCAATTTCTTCAACTGTTAAACCACAATTTTCTGCTGGGTGAGTTATAGCTAATGCCCCGTTATTTTGTGTCCATATAATTACTTTACTCATCTATTTCTCCACCATCTTCAACCCATTTTAAAACTGCCCTATAATCTCTGTTTAATTCATCCATAGGTACTGCTGATATTACACCATTTTTATAAGTAACAATTAATTCATCTATTCTTTCATCTGTCATGCCATCATATTGATATGCTACTTCTTGTATATCGTTCATAATTCTGCCTCTGCTATCCAACCATAATAATATCCATAACTCTGATTGAAAGCACTTGCTTTCGCTGCAAATAGATATCCATAACTATTTAAATGTTGAGCTACAACTCCTGTTATTTTTGCTGCATTATGTATCGTGTAGACTGCTCCACTTGTTCCATCTTGATGATAAAGTGTTACTGTAGGTGTTGCTCGTTTACGAGTATTGTATCTATTGCCACCACAATTTCCTGTTGCTGTACCATGCGATGCACTTCCAACTCCCATCTTGACTTGTTGACCTTGATATTGTCCAACAGTTCCCCAGTCCATAGATGACTCATAATATCTTTCACAATCACTTGCTGTTGTTTCTATTGGGTGTCTGTCGAACTTTCTAGCTTTTCGTGTTGGTGTTATTTGAACATCAGTAATATATAATGAATCACCCAAATCTGTATCTGTTACATCTGACCAAATAAATACAATTACATTTGCTGTACTTGCTGTATCAATATCAATATTTTCAATTTTATATTCTACCCATGATGTTGTTACAGATAAATTTGCTGGTGTATTCTCAAAGGTTGCATTTGCTATTAATGTTGGGTTTGTATCTTCTACTCCCCATGCAGATACAATATCACTTGTTACACTATCAAGAGTTCCACTCCAAGCTACGATTCCAGCTTTTACGTTATCCAGTTTTCCACTACCTGCAACTTTTGCTTTAAAAGATAAGCTACAACTTTCTCCGATTAAATTATGACAATTAACCCCTTCAATTATTTGTGCTATACCAAATTTCTTATCTATTGTTTCTACATCTAAGTCAACTGAATATTGACTACCACCATCTGGAGCATCTGTACTTCTGCCTACGTCTACAATATCGTTTCCATCTGATAATAAAATCCATCTATCACAAATGTATGTATCATCATTATTTGCTACTGGCGTACTTGTAGCGTTGATAGTCGTTCCTCTAGCCCAGATAACCATATCGCCATTAATAATAGAATTAAAGCGTGGAGCATCTTGTTTAAATTGTCCTTGTATCGCCATGTTAAACCTTCATTATAAACGGGTCGCTACTTGCAAACGTAACTGTAAATGTTCCACCATCTGGAGTAGTAGGAAAACCAGTCCCCTCACTCTGTATAAATAATAACGGGCTTGTAGATGAATCAGCAGTGGATACATAAAGAACAATCGCATTAACAGGATTACCTGATAGTGTTGGTATTGATAAATTATCTGCATCTACTCTTCCAGAACTTACCGCCACATTTGATAGTGTTTGATTGGTACCTTGCATAGCCACTTCTGGGATATCTGAAAGCATTGTATGTCCAGCCGAAAATGTATATCCTGAATTTGCATCTGCTGTCGTGTTTACTAAGCTGATTTTTAATGTGACAGAACTTAGATCAACACTACCTACTGCCAGATATTGTCTTCCTGAATCATATATTTGGGCCATCTTTTTATTCTACCTTATGTCGTTTCAATAACAATCTCTCCTTCATAATATTGTCGAAAATATGGTTTTACAAATCTTGTAAATGGCTCGACACGTCCTGTTATCCTGACTGTATAATAACTATTTGCAAAGCTATCATCTTCAATAAATCTTAGGTCAGTCCCAGTTTCAAACCATGAATTTATCTGGCTTCTTTTTGAAGAGTTTACAAACGTCATCGGGATATTCCATTTTGTATGTGTCCCTGCAGGAGTTATATAAGTGTAAAGAGTCCCGCCTTTAGTCCTTAAATCATATTTGTCTAATGTCTTTTGGAATTTATAACCATATTGAGTTTCATTTGTGATTATCACATAGCTACTATTAGCCACCCCTAATAATACATCTCCCATTATCTACTCGCTTGGAACTCCATTGAAGTCGTTGCTCCGCTTTTTCCTAATGTATTTAATGCTGGCAGAATTTTCTCTTGGGCTAAATCAACCCAAAAGCTCATCGGTTTTTCCATCAATGCCTGATCTATATTTGCATTTGGTAAAATATTTAATTGTGCGATAGACTGGACCCCACCATTTAGGTCGACTGGGATGCTTCTGCCATCTGGTAAAGGCACAACAGCTTCCCTATGATTTGAGTTATCTCCAATCAAAGCTAATTGAGGAGCATTGGTAATTCCACCCGTTGCAAATGATGGAACTTTTAAACCACCTTGTACTATTCCACCTTTAGCGAATCCTAATTTTTTTAACACAGCACTACCAAAACTGTCACCACCATCTACAGCCGGAGTTTCAGTGACAATAGCTCCCCCCGTAAATAGCCCTAATGCTTTTTGAAGTGTGAACATGACCAACATTCGAGCTATCATAATACTAATCTGCTTTACTACTTCCTGTTTTAATGTCACCCATATCTTCTTCATTGCATCTTTAAAACTTTCTCCCTCAGTTATCATAGCAGCAAACGCAACCCCTACATTGTCCACTGTACTCATAAAGACAGCATGTATTTGTCGTCCTGCTTCTATGGCTATTGCTAGACTATTTTCAAACCAGTCTTGGTGTGCAGCTTGCATCCCTTCTTTTAATCCCGCAAATGTTTCCTCTAATTTACCCCTTGTAACTTCAGCTGTCTTTACTATTCCTTCTTGTGCTTCAACCTGTATGTTCATTAATGTCTTCAACCAAGCGATTAATTTCTTGATACCTAATATTATTTGAGTAAGAGGTAACACCACTAGATTGATAGCAAATGCCAATCCTTTAAACATAATAGAAACTACAGGAATAATAGGAACGACTAGATTTTTTATAAAAGTAAAAAAAGAGGTAAAAATAGGCATCAATGCTTTTCCTATTGCTAATGCAACTCCTTTAAAAGCACTATTCATTCTTAATAATTCATCTTGAAAATCCTCTGCTTGTTTTGATTCAACTTCTGAAAACACTAATCCTAGTTCTTCGGTTTCTTTCATTAATGCCTTCATATTATCAGTTCCTTCGATTAATAAAGGAATCATTTTTGTTCCAGCACGACCAAATAACTCTTGTGCCAAAGCTGTTCTTTCTGTTGTGTTTGTTAAATTTTTAAAAGCATCGGCAGAATCTAATAGTAATTCTTCTGCATTTTTAAATTCACCATTAGCTTTTCGTACACTAATACCTGCCTGAGCAAATGCCCTTACAGAAGTTGTTAATCCATTGTTTGCATCATTAACTCTTTTAGATATGACTCTGAGAGAGGTAGAAATATCCCGCATTTGTGCTCCACCTATTTGTGCAGCGAAAGCAAATTTATGTAAAGTTTGAGCAGATATTCCGACCATCTTTGAGGTCTTAGCAAACTCATCTCCAGTCTTTGCAGCGTCAAATGTCAGCTTTGTTAATGCAGCTCCAACAGCTAACACCGCCAGAGCAGTCATATTGAGCATCTTGCCAAATGAACCGAATTTATTTTTTAGGGAATCTAGTCCACCACTAGCCTGATCTTTTAAACTGACTAATAGATTTATCTTATTTTCTGCCATTATCTGCGTCTGTTCCTATGTTCAATCTTTGCCATGAGATAGTTAATCTCATTGACTGTTAAATCAAGAACATCATTTCTACTCCATCTATATTCTACACCAAATAAATCTAGTATATCAAGGAATCGCTTATTAACTATTTCGTTTGAGCCAAAAAATAGGTAATCACCTTATTGAAGGTTTCCACATCTGCAATTCCTGTGTTTTCTTCTACCCAGTCTTTGGTCATTGAGGGATCGGCTTGTGTCAAGGCGATTGTTACAATATCAATAATATCATTAAATGAAAAGTCTTCACCTAATTTAGTTAAACTTTTCCCTATCTTGTTTTCAATTTCTAGGACTGATTTTGTCTTTGCTGGTTGGATATCAAATTCTTTATCCGCAATTTTGAACTTCATAGAGTCTCCTTTAGTAACTACTTGATGTGTTTTGTAATGTGTATCTTATCGCATAGCTACTTGTCGTATTATATTCTGCGTTCCCTTCATAAGAAGCTACCACTCTTCCTGCTCCGCCTATAGGGTAGGTATAAGTAGAATAATTGACTTGGGGTAAATCCATGACTAATTGATTGAATTCTCCAGTATTACCCACTGTTGTTCCTCCGGTGACAGAGAATCTAAATCGTTGTCTTGTTTGATTGATAAATATCCCCTCTTCTGCTTGGTCGCTGAAGTCTTGCTCCCCTGTTACGCTTACTGTTCTAAATCCTGTCCTCAATACTCTACCTTCTGATGTTGAATTATTAAGCATTGGTATCCCCTCGACAGGATTTGTTATTGTTATTGTGGCACTTTCAAAATTACTATTAGCACTTCCTGCCACTTCTAATGAGCATTGATTCCATGTGAAAGGTTTTGAATCTATATAGGAAGCAGTTTGTTTTGCTACCTTTGAATAAGCCCTACCATGTACGGTTGCTGTGGCTTTCACAATGGCCCCAGCAGTCAGCTCAATTGCTAAAGTGTGAATTTGTGCGTCAACTACTTGATAAGCACTCCCTACGTTTTTATATATCTCTATTGTGTAAGGTGTCAAAGCTCCATCTGTTCCCCAATCTGCTTGTCGGGGCAGGAATTCATGGAGATATGCTGATGTTTGCAAAGTAGATGTCGGCACACCCACTGCTGATTGTAAAAATTCCCCTAATACAATAGGGTGTGGTTCAAAAGCTATATCGCCTGTTACGTTATTTATGCCTTCTAAAGCATCTGGTTGATCATATACTGTTTTAATATTTTCACTAAATAGTTGTTCTTTATTCTGTGTTAAAGATTCAGATATAAACGGGATATATACCCTGCTAGTTGTTGCTGTACCCCATACTGTTTGTTTAGATAAACTTAAATATCCGCCAATTCCAAAGCCCATATTACTTCACTCCTTTAGTATTCTTTATTTTACTTACCTTTGAAAGTTTTGCAATACCTTGCGAGATTAAAGACTCCCCTACATCATTTGATACTTCCATTTCTTTTCCTTTCTCTATTATTCCAATTCCCGGTATTTGCAATCCGCCTTTAAGCCATTTTATTCTCATTCCCTTACCTCACATTCTAACTTAATCGATACCCCTTTAAAAAACCCTAGATTTCCTGTGTTTTGTTGGTTATCAAAATCCCCACCTGTAAATCTGGTTATCAATACATTGTCACTTAATGTTCTATTTGATTTTAATACAGCTTTGACTTTTCCTAACATATCATCTCTTAAAGTAGCCCCGTCTAGGTTCTCAAAACTAAAAGCATAACACCATACCTCTATTATTAAAAATGTCCTCATAGCATTTGCTCCACCTATTAATTCTTCATCTGCTGGGCTGTCCCAGCTATCGAGATATATAGCCACATAAGGGCATGCATCTGTCCTGACTGCATCTGGCGGTTCTACTTCTACCGTATATGAGGACGTGTCCGAATCTGCATTGAGTAGTGTTTTAATCGAGTTTTCAATTGCTAGATAATCTATTGTTGCCATTACATCTTCTTCTCTTTTAATCGATTAATATATCTGACTATTTGTTTTTCGGCTATTTTACTTGCTATTTTTTCTTTTGGAAGCATTGGTCTTGCTGGTGTTGTATCTGTTCCGAATTGATGTATCTCCGCATATTTAACTGGAGAGCCGACTTCAACAGCATGTTTTCCTTTCAATTGAAACAAAAAACTTGCTCTCAACTTACCAGTATCAAATAATATCTTTCTCCTCTTCCAGAATGACCCCCCATAGTCCTGTAGTGGCTCCCATCCTTCCCCAGCATTTCCTTGTTGAACAAAATATTTGTTAATCTCATTTATTAATTTAATACCGATTATTTTAAGGACTGGTCTTGGGTTTTTCAATCCTTTAGCTATCCTTGACAATTTGATTTTTATCTGTTTGTCTCCCTTAGAAGACATCTTTAATTCAGTAGCCATTACCAGTAAGGATTATATACCTCATCCTCTACGGCATCTAACTCATCGTCTATTCTGTCGGAGTCTATCTCTTGTAAAGTCTCATCAAGCATCGTAAAGGTGGGGTCATATCCCTTAGTATTTGAATAGATGGCATCCCCTGATTTATAAGCGATTAATTCTTTAGAAGAATTAAATAATCCGATCTCCCCATTGTTGAGTTTATCGAGATATTGAAATACTATTTTCCTTCTTTCGTCCACCCATTTATTCTCACTCCCCACACCTTGCGTAAAAAACCTTTCTAAGATTTTGATTAATGAATATTCCGTACTGATAGACTCGATAATAGGTGGGGTAGCAGAAAATGGTAATGTGTAGTTATTTATAAGATGCCCGTTTATTTCATTCTCTGCTTGGTCGATATAAAAGGCTATATTAGAAGATGTGACAGTCGACATACTCCCAACTCTGGGATACAGGTCTAAGACTTTTGGAACTGTTGTGTAATCAGGCATAGGATTTAGTTTATCACAACTTCATTAATTTCCAATCTCCATACACACTCTACCTATATCTTTTACTACGCATAATAGCTAACCTTCTGTCTATACTTCTTCACTTTGTTCTTTGCAAAGCTAAGTTTCCTTTCCCAGTTAGCAAGATTTCTTTCTGTTCTTTCTTTTCTTAAAGCAACATGATTGATCTTTACTTTTGGTTTTTCTTTTCTGTTAAAATCAATACCATCAAATTTCTTTTTTATTGATTCTATTTGTTGCTCTGTCAATGGTTGTCTTGCAAACTGACGACCATTAGTGCCAGAAATTCCTGCCCAACTTTTCTTATCCCGATAACCAAAGCTGTGCATAAGTTCATGTGCAAACAATTGTGATATATCTGCAATCTTATTTGCTGACTGTTGGGAATAATTAAGTAATATATCCCAACCATGTCCATAAACTTTTCCGACATAACCTTTGCCACTATAACCATAAGAACGATTAGCAATTTGGACTTTTAACTCTTTCCAATGTTTTAATCTTCCTTCATCTTTAGCTATCAGATTATGGACAAAAGAAAACAATGATTGTAGTTTTCTATTATCAAGGTTTGTTGTGTTTTTGATAATACGCATTTTTGTTTCTCCTTGTTTAACTTTTTTATTCCATCTCTCCTACTCTCTCACCCCATTTGTTAGTTGAAATAGTAAGGAACTTTTTTTCTTTGACAGTTCCATCTTCGTTAAACATTTCTTTTTCTTGTTCTAAGAACTTAGCGAATTCAACATCAATGGTTTTGTTATTGAGTCCACTAAGGTTCTTGGTTTCTTTTTCCTTTGTCATAATTTGTTTCTCCCTACCCTGAAATTTTAGAATTTAGAAATCAAGGTATAATAGTATTATATACTATATAGTAACTTTGTCAACTTAGGGGGAAATG